GCCAAGAAGCGGCGGACGCATTTAGAAAAGAGGCGGGCCTCTAAAAATGGTCGATTATGCCGCGCTCATTGCTAAACACGGGGGCACCGCGCCAGAACCAAGCGCGGTAGATTACGCGGCGTTGATTGCTAAACACGGCGGCACCGCACCTGAGAAAAGTTTGACTGCCGAACGCGCAGTTCCTGTCGCTATGGGCGCGGCAGCGCCGACAGTTGTGGGGGCGTTAGGCGGCATGGGCGCAGCGGCATTAGGCGGCGGCGCAGCGATTCCGGCGGCATTAGGCGGCGCGGCGTTACTTGGCGGCGCTGAACTTGTCGGCAATCTTTATAATGTTGCGCGAAGCGCGACTGGCTATAAGCCTGTCAAAACACCGTTTGAGTATATTCGCGGCGCGCTTCCGCAAGAGTTTCAGCCACAGACGCCGCAAGAGCGCATGTTAGCCGCTGGCGTTGAAGGTGGTCTTGGCGCGGCGACCGGCGCAGGCGCTGCACGATCAGCCATTAACGCGATGTCAACGGCAGGGCGCGCAGCTCCGGCAGCGCTTAACGTATTAGCCGCGCAACCAGTCGCGCAAACGGCAGCGGGCATTGCAGCGCCTGTCGCGGCTGAAGCCGCGCAACAAGCGGGCGCGGATCCTTACACGCAATTTGGCGCGGCTATTCTTGGTGGCGTTGCTGCCGGTAAATCGGCGGCTATGCTTAATAAAGTTGGGCGCACCGCTTCGGCCACGCTTCAAAATTTTGGTTTGCCATCTACGCAACAACTTGGGCGAGAGGCCGACGCAGCGTTCAACGCGGTTAAAAGATCTGGACTTGAGTATGAGCCTTCAGCCGTTAAGGATTTTAGAGATCGTTTAGAATTGCAATTAGAAGCTGACTATGATCCGGCAAGCAGCCCCAAGGTCATGTCTATTCTTAACGGAATCACGAAAAAAGCTGACGCCGGTAAGACATCTATTAAAGATTTGCATGATCTTCGCAAGAGAATTGGTAATGAACTCCGCAGCGGTTTCGATCCGTCGCAGCGCACACAGCGCGCTATGGGCGGCATAATGACCGACGCGCTGGATGATTTCATAACTGACCCGAATACGACAACTGTATTTAGCAAAGCCGTTCTTGACCCAACGCAGATCACGCAAACTTTCCAAGACGCTATCAGTAAATATAAAATGATGAGCCAAAGCGCGGAAATTGAACAAGCCGTTTCGCGCGCAGCTAAACCTAAAGCTGACTTTGGCTCTGTTATTCAAACTCAAATGAGTCGCATTGCAAGCAGTCCTGCACGTTTAAATCGCTTTACGCCAGAACAACGGCAAGCTATTTCGTCGATTGCGGCAGGTGAATTTGCGCCTGGTTTTGTCAGCGGTCTTAGCAGGTTTGCCCCATCCTTTAGCGTCCCTGGTCTTATTAAGGGTGGTTTTCAAAGCGGTATCGGTGTAACTGGCGCAATGCTTGGCAATCCTCTTGTTCCAGCGGCGATGGCCGGTCTTGCAGGCACAGGACTTGTGGCGCGAGTAACTCGCAATTCTCTGGCTAATGCAGCTATGCGAAACTTAGCTGCGTCAACGCGCGGCGGCGCACTTGCTGCACCATTAGCACCTGCTAACTTTGGCTTGCCTGCAATGGCGCAAGGCGTAAACGCGATGGCCCCGCAATGAACAACGAAATCCAAGTATTTTTTGATGTTGCCGTAGGCGTGATCGGCGTCCTGGGCGGATGGGTATTGAATACCGTCTGGGGCGCTGTCAAAGATTTGCAAGTTGCCGATAAAGAACTGGCCGAAAAGGTTGGTGAGATCGAGGTGCTTGTTGCTGGTCGTTACATCACACGCGAAGAATTTAATACCGTGCTCAATCAAGTGTTTGCAAAACTTGACACCATTCGAGATCTTGTAAGCCAGAAAGCAGACCGGCGATGAAAGAGAACTATCCACAAGCACTAAAGCAGGTTCTCAAATATGAGGGCGGCTACGTTGACCACCCAAAAGATCCAGGCGGCCCGACGAATAAGGGCGTTACGCAAGCGGTCTATGACAGTTGGCGCAAATCACAGAATCTCCCAACGCAGAGCGTGCGCGCTATTGCTGATTCGGAAGTTGCGGCGATTTACAAGAACCTATACTGGGATCGTATTTCTGGAGATAATCTGCCCGACGGTGTTGATTTTGCTGTGTTCGATTTTGCTGTGAATAGCGGAGTCAGCCGCGCAGCTAAGACCTTACAAGCCGTTGTCGGCGTTACGCAAGACGGTCAGATCGGCCCCGCTACTATTCAAGCCACCAAGACTTACGTTGCTATGTCCGTCACGAACAAACGGCTGGCGTTTATGCAATCTTTGTCGATTTGGTCTACGTTTGGCAAGGGTTGGTCTGCGCGTATCGCAGACGTTAAAGCGCAGATCATAGCGCTTGTTAAATAGAATCATTGTCGCTCTTACGGCGTCATATGTTGCAAAACTAGCATTTATGCTTGGCATTTATTTTAGAGGAGCACTCGAATGATTAAGAATTGGAAAACCACCATCCCGGGCATTCTCACTCTCGTTGGTGTCCTCTTCAACGCTTGGCAAACTAAAACGCTTGACTGGCCTTCTTTGCAAGCGGCGTTGATTGCTATTGGTCTGATCGGCGCTAAAGATTTTAACGTCACGGGCGCATGACGACTGCTATTTTAATCGGCATACTTTTAGTCGTTCTTTACGCAGCGACTAAGATGCTGATGGCTGACGCTTATGATCGCGGGCGACGTGAGGAAGTCACACGTCGTATGGATCTGCAAGCTAAACTGAAAGCACAACAGACCAATGTTGTCATGGCCCCTAAAACCGTTGACGATACTATCGCTGATCTTGACAACGGCACTTTCTAGTTGCCAGTCAACGAGCGGCGGATCGTGTCCGCCACTCGCACAATACTCAGTCGCTCAACAGCGCGCCGTTGCCGCTGAACTTAGGCGGCTCCGTGGATCCGAAACGGCTCAATTTATCGTCGATTACGGCAAGCTCCGCGCGGCGTGCAGGCTTTAACTCTTCTTTCTTAGCGGGCGTTAGATTAGCGCGCTTCTTATAGCCAATGTTAGCGCCAGTCGCGGCCTTCTGGCTCACGTAATCATTAGCGAACATCGCCGCGAACGCTTCATAGTTCATCGCGTCAAGACGGCTGTCGATGTGCGTCGGATCGCTGAAGGCGCGCGCGTTCTTAACGCAGACCATGATGGTCGCTACCTCAAAGGGATGAATATCGCGGCCCAGACGCAGGCTTGCCAGATCAGCAACAAGCTGAAAATTATCCTCAATTCCACCGTAGTTCTCACCGCGCTCGCTTATGATTTCGCTGGCTTGTTGTAGTAGATCGTGCGGATTCATCTATTTCCCCTATCAATTCGGCCCGTTCGCGCATCATACGCAGCGTTGTAAATCGCTGATGTAGTCTGATGAGCACCGTTGACCTGCGAGCGTTTCGGCGCTCTTCCGCCAAAAGGTTCCATACCTCTTGTTCTGTAAAGCCGTTGATAACTTCGTTTAGTTCACGCCAATTCATCTAAGGCTAACTCCGCTATTTTGCGCTTGTTATGCAGCGCCTCTAAAATTCCACTGTCAATAGTATCATTACACATGATGAGGTAACACCAAACATCTTTTGTCTGTCCGCCGCGATGTATGCGCCCGATTGTCTGTTCATAAAGTTCTAGCGACCACGGCAATGACAGCCAGATCATTTTATTGCCGCCGTGTTGCAGGTTCAGCCCATGACCTGCGCTCTTTGGATGCAGGGCTAATAGTTCGAGTTCACCTTTGTTCCACTTGTCAACGACGTTTTTGTCGTCCATTGTAGAGAGTTGTGGATAACGTCGTTTGAGTTCAGCAAGTTCTTCTTGGTAATTGTAGACAATGATTGTGTTGTCGTGTTGGTTTTCGTCAAGAATATCTTCTAGCATGTCGAACTTGTGGTCTGAAATCCGCGTCGGGCCTTCTGGGCCGTAAACGAACCCACCCGCGAGCTGTTGCAGTTTCTGAGTCATTACCGCCGCTGTCGGCGCGGAGATCACTTGTTCGCGTAACTCCAAAACAAATTTCTTTTTCATGGCAAGATAAACGTCATAATCGTCCATGCTACAGCGCATCTTCACAATGTTGAGCGGTGGCAACTTGTCTTTGTATTCCCCAGGCTCAAGCACATAAGTCACAGGCTTGATCGCGGCCATCACATATTCAAGCGCGTTACTGTTTGGTGCCCACTGGTTAAACTCGCGGTTTACAAGGTGAAAGTATTGTTGAAGAAACGCGCCTTTGCTGCGGCCTAATAATTTTTGATCTATGATCTTGCATTGGCCGAACACGTCTTCTAGGCCATTCGACGTGAACGATCCTGTCAAACCCCAACGCACGTTAAACTTATCAATCAAGCCCCATAGGTGTTTAAACCTCTTGCCGCTTGGGTTTTTTAACTTCGTAAGTTCGTCGAATACAACGCCAGCAAAGCCAGTAAAATTACTAAGATCGAGTGAAGTAATATTGTCATAGTTTGTGACCACGATGTCTGCGTCTGAATCAAAGGCGGCTTTGCGTTGCGCTGGCGTTCCGACGGCAACGGCGATTTCAAACTCTGGGCACCATTTCTTGCCTTCAACAGGCCAGACATCAGTGCAAACGCGCTTGGGTGCAAGCACTAGCCAACGATCAACAAGACCACGCGCAAGCAGTTCAGTCATTGCAGTTAATGTGATCGCGGTCTTTCCTGCGCCGACGGGCGCAAGAATCATTGCGCGGTCGCGCGCAAATAAAAAGTCTGCGGCTTCATCTTGATACGGTCGTAATTTCACAAGCCCACCTGTCCACTTGTTCGCGGTTCCAAAGGCACGCATAACGCTGATTCAATTTACGCATGTCGTCGGCAAACAACTTTTGCAACGCGGATAGCTTGCCGCCGTCCTTTTTCAGTTCTACAAACCATGTCTCGCCGTTGGGTAAACAGACAATTCTGTCAGAAACGCCACGGTTTGAGAGACTGTTAAATTTAAACGCAACGCCGCCAAGTGATTGAACTGTCTTGACAAAGTAGCGTTCCACATCTTTTTCCAAATCAACCATGAAAAACTTGTTGCATAAAATTGTTTTACAGTCTAGTCTCTTTGCATCGAAGGGACAGTGCAATGAGCCAAAGAGACAGTGGATACGCCCGCGTTGCGTTCGATCAATACGAAACGCCGGAGTGGGTTACAAGAGCATTATTGCCATACATACCTAAAGACGCATTGATATGGGAGCCAGCGTGCGGGTCGGGTAAAATGGCGCGTGTGTTAAACGCTGATTATAGATCTGACATACAAACAGGAACAGATTTTTTAGCGTGCGCCTATCAAGATTTTGCTTGTGTAGACGCTATTATTACTAATCCGCCCTATACATTGGCGACGGAATTTATAACGCACGCACTGGAAGTTATGCGGGACAACAAAGGTTTTGTTGCAATGCTTTTACGGACTGATTTTGACCATGCTAAATCGCGTAAACGTCTGTTTGCGGACTGCCCTGCATTTTGTGAGAAACTCATATTAACTAAGCGTATTCAATGGTTTGAAGATAGCAAATCATCACCATCTTTTAATCATGCGTGGTTTATCTGGGATTGGCGCAATAAAAAAGCGCCGACAATATCGTATCATTTCGAGGATTGATTTAATGGTTCACTCGACTATAGTAGGCGGTTCGACCGCGAAGCGCGTCCGCGAATGTCCTGGCAGCGTAAAGCTATGCCAGAACGCACCTCCTAAACCGTCATCGAAATATGCAGACGATGGGACAAAGTTACACGATGCAATACATCAAGTTCTTTCCTTCGATACTAAACCAGATGATTTGCCTTTGGGCGTTGACGCTCGCGCTAAACTTGATTTTGCCATTGCAGCATTAGGCGAAATTGATCCAGATAACCAACTCGAATTTCAAACGGAATGTCGGGTGCATTTTGGGGATTTTCTTGCAAACGTCTTTGGCTCCTGTGACCTTCTTGGTCGTTTACGGTCTACTACAATTCTGGTTGATTGGAAGTTTGGTGATTGGGTTCAAGTCTTTCCCGAAGAAAATGATCAGCTTCTTTTTTACACAGCCGCAGCCATGCGAACGCCGGAAACAAAATGGGCGTTTGAGGGAACGGATGAGATAAAACTCTACATAGTCCAGCCACCAAGCGTGCGCGTTTGGACGACAACAAAAGAACGTGTCAAACAATTTGAACGCGATCTCTATGACGCTGTGCAGCTTGCGTTCATGCCTAACGCGCCGCTTAACGCAGGCGATTGGTGCCGTTGGTGTGCGGCAAAAGCTATGTGTCCCTTACTCTCCGGCGAAGTGGAGCGCGCCTTGAAAACACAACTTAACAACATAACGCCTGAAGGCTACAGCAATGCGCTTATTATGGCAGACCGTCTTGAAGATTGGATCAAAGCCGTTCGTGAAATGGCGCAACAGGCGCTTGAAAACAACATCACAATCCCTGGTTTCAAACTTGTGCCAAAGCGCGCAATCAGACAATGGGTCGATGAAGAAGGCGCATTGGAAGCTCTTAGAAAAATGGGACTTGATGATTCGGAATTGATAGAGACGGCGTTGATCTCGCCAGCTAAAGCGGAGAAAGCGCTTAAAAAGCATAAGCTGGCATTACCTAAAGATCACGTCGCCGCTATCTCATCGGGCAACACTATCGCGCCGGAGTCAGATCCGCGCCCGTCAGTGGTGCAAGTCGGTTCGCAGTTGCGGGCCGCGTTCTCTAAACTTGAGGTAAAGTAATGTCAAATATAGTAAAGTTTGGTGGTGCAAATCTTCCTTCACCGCAGTCATTGTCCACTGCATTGCGCGCTATTGAAGCGGATGTCGGGCCTGTTGGTTCCGTAATCCTCAAAATGGATCGCACGGGTCATTGGGTTTATGGCGCGGATCAAACGGAGGTCGAGAAGGATACACTATGGGCGATCAATCCTTATTCGTTCGTTCATGGTTATATCGCTTGGGGAACGGGTGAAGTTCTGGCGGAGAAGATGGTTAACATCGCGGATCCGCTTCCTGAACTTGATCCGCCACCCGCAGGCGCACAGGCTGGTTGGCAACCACAAGTCGGCGTTTCGCTCAAGTGTTTAACGGGTGAAGATAAAGGCTTGGAAGTTCGCTTTGCTACAACGTCAGTTGGCGGCAAGCGTTCGATGCACGCGCTGGCGATCAAGGTTGCGGATCAAGCTGACAAAGATCCATCTAAACTGGTTGCAGTTGTAAAACTGTTAAGCGATCACTACCCACACAAGACGTATGGCAAGATCTATACGCCTGTGTTTGATGTGGTCGAATGGATTAGCATTGATGGCGAAGGCGCTGAAGACGTAGCTCCACCTACGGAATCGGCAAACACGACCCGCCGCCGTCGAGGCTAATAAGACGGGGCGGTATTCGCGTGACATCGGGCCGCCCCGTTAACTACCAAACAGAAAGATAAGAAGATGACCGAACGTAAAGTTTGGAACGACGCAACACGTCTAACGCCCAAAGAACAACAGGTCTATGATCTGTTCCGTAA